TAGGATCATTTCTATCGTAAGGTTTATCCCACGAGTCCTGATGCCAATCATAATATTGATTTAATTTATATTTTGTAAATTGACATGATTCTGATCTATCCCATTCAAAATTCCAACCTGCAGCTCTATTTGCTTGATGAATGTATGGGTGTAATTCTCTATATATCCATGGATCATTGAGCCACACTAAATCTGAATTTCTTTTTCTTTTCATATCTTTAATTTCATCTTTAGTAAGTTCTCTATCTCCATATCCACCTGTTCTAGCTAAGGATTCAGAATGTGACAAACCATATTTAATTATGTCATCACATATTTTAGGGGGAACAGCTGATTTAAAATACCAATAATAATTAGATATATTCATACGTAATAGTTTGAATAAAATTTAAATCTTCACTTTTTTTATTTTTAACAATGTACATATTAGTTGAAGGAAACATAACAAACATATTATTTTTAAGTTCTATATCCCAACTCCTTCCTTTTCTTCTATTATCATCATAAAAAATTTTAATAAAACAATTTTTTAATTGTACGCCATATAGTAATACAAAGTCAGGTGAATTTCTAAGATCAACAGGATCTACTTCTAATAAAGGTTCAGTATTTGAAAAAGGTTTGTAAAAATTTCCCCACATTGATTGATTGACTAAATTAATACCATACTTAACTCTAATATGGTCTGTAATAAAATTATTTAATTTATCAAAATTTTTTGAAATTCTAAAATCTTTATTTTCAATACTTGTTTGTAAAATATCAGATTTTAATTTATCGGGATTAATTTCAAAACCTTTAGGCATTGAAACATCACCATAATATAAAGCTTGTTCTGTTAAAACTTTCTTTTCCATACCACCGTTAGATATATATTAAGCTAATCTATTTGTCAAACTCCAACCAGTTGTATTATCAGCTTGATATGCATCTTCATCCCAATGATATTCCCACAAATGAGTGTTTGCTTCATTTTGATCTTGTTGTTCTTGAGTAAGTTCTGGTGCATCACCTATTGGAGAATGCCAAGAAGCATCAGAAATATCTTTTACCCATGATGCAAAAGGTTTTGGTGGCCAAAAAATTTGATTGTCTTCATCCCAAGTAAAACCAATACCTGCGTAGTTTCCTCTAAATGGAGTTCCACCGTTTCTATGTTGATTATTAAATGTATTGTATGAAGTTTGAATCCACATATTTGCGGGCCAATTATTATGAGTTTCTAAATAAGCTTGACCTACAGATTCAGTTTCTACATTGTTTTCATTTTTTACATCTTTATCATCTACCGCTAATACTTGTAGAACTCTATTGTCTTCTGATATTTTTGCAAAATGTGCCATAATATTACCTATTGATATTTATACCTAATTATTACAATTCCTGATCCACCATTAGCACCATTATTAAATAAAGTAGTTGGTGCAGAACCAGCACCTCCTCCTCCACTACCAGTATTGGCTGTTCCTGCTTGAGCAGGAGTAGAAGATTGAGCTCCATAACCTCCACCACCAGGTCCTCCAGCTCCACGAGTTGCTCCATAAGTACCACCTCCTCCACCACCTGCTCTTGTTGTTGGTGATGCATTAATTGAACTTGTTGTACCACATCCACCAGGTCCACCTGCAGGTACTGAACCTCCATTACCAGGAGCACCAGCTCCTCCACCGCCACTAGCCGTCAATGCTGGATAAGGAGCACCTAAGCCTCCAGGATTTCCCTGTGGTGGACTTACAGGAGGAGTATTTCCATCTCCCACTGCTGCTCCAAAAGTACCTGCACCACCTGAACCACCATCTCCATCAAATGATGAACCAGGATTACATCCAAAACCAGCTCCACCTCCTGCTGATGTAATTGTACTAAAAACTGAATTTGAACCTTTACCCCCTAAAGTCTGATTAGGTGTTACAGTTCCTCCTCCCCCTACTGTAATTGGATATCCTGTAACTGTTACTGGTAATGCAGAAACACCTGCTCCTAATGGAGAAGCTGTGTAACAACCGCTTGCAGCACCAGAAGATTCTCTATAACCACCTGCTCCACCACCACCTCTTGCACCATAATTTCCACCTGAACCACCACCTGCTATTACTAAATAATCAACTGTATCTGAACCTGCTGGATTTCCAGCACATGTAACTGTAAAAGTACCTGGTCCTGTAAAAGTGTGTATTTTATAATCACCACAACAAGTTACTGTTCCACCTGTGGCAGTAATAAAAGCTACTTTTTCCGCACCTCTAAATTGACCCATAGATATTTGACCAGAACTTGGAATTGGCCCATTAGGTGCAGGAGTTCCAGCTGGCACTAAAGGTCCCCCTGAATAATATTCAGATAATTGTATTGGATTTGATCCACCAAATTCATTTTGAATATCTGATAATTTAGGATTACTAGGAACTGGCATTATTTTTTCTCCTTAATTAATTTTTCTACTTTATCTGTTAATACCTTAACTGCTTCAATTAGTAAACATGTGAGTCTATCATATTTTACAGCTTTAATACCATTTTTTCTTTGAGCAACAGCTTCAGGTAAGACTTTTTCTACCTCTTGAGCAATTACTCCAACATCTTTTTTTCTAACAAAGTAACCATCTTCACCACCTCTTTCATCTAAATATGACTGCTTCCAATCAAATAATACACCATTTAATTTTTTTAAAGACTCTATTGGATCAGGTATGTTTTTGATATTTTCTTTAAGTGCAACATCAGATGAATAAAAAGCAGTAACATCATTAGTAGCTCTAATTTCTCCAGTAGTTCCTGAAGGAGCAGTTCCTACTCCTATTGAATCTGCTTGTACATCATTGTCTGCTGTTAATGTTCCTGTAATGTCAATGTTTCCTGTAATGTCAATGTTTCCTGTTCCGGTAATATTATTTGAGTTAAGATCTAGATTACCACTTAATTGAGGAGAAATATCTGAAGAAACTTCTGTAAAAGAGGTGTCTACAACATTTGTTCCATCGGAATAAATCATTTTTTTACCTTTATCTGTAGTAGCCCAAGTCACTCCAGAACCTGAAGTTGTTTTAACGGTTACAGTAAAAGCTCCACTTGTCGCATTTTCAACTATATAAGTTTTTTCAATAGAATCAGGAATAGTGACATTTACGTTAGAAGTAATAGTACCTGTTAATTTTATAACTTGATTTTTACCATTTGATAATGCACCATTTGAAAAAGTTAAAGTAGCACCGGTTGTTGCATTTAAAGCAACTGCATCATAACCACCAATTGCTTGCTCAAGAATTAGTAAATTAGTGTTTGTAATCTGTCCCCAAGTTCCTGAGTTTTCTCCAGTCGCTTGTACAGTTAATTTTAAATTAGCTGATGTAGTATTTGCCATATTTTAGATTCCTTAAATTATATTATAATATTTCATTTATGCAGCAGTGTCAACTTCCGTCCATGGTTGGATAGTTCCTGTATTTACTTCACTCCACATTACATTTTTAACGCTTCCTAACGATGTTGACATTAAAATTCCAGTTGGTCTAGCTATAGAATCCGTTGCAGTAGCCGTTCCCTCTTGCATGATTATTTCTTGACCAGAAGGACTTGCAATAGTATTTGCATCTAAAGTAGCTGTCCCAATGTTTGCAGAAAAACCAATACCAGTCAATTCAGCACTTGCATCATCTGCGGTTGCTTGACCAGGTTGCATAGCCATTTCTATGCCAGAAGGACTTGCAATAGTATTTGCATCTAAAGTAGCTATGCCTAAATTAGATATTAAAGCTTGACCAGTTGTTTCAGCGGTAGCATCATCCGCTTCAGCTTGACCTTCTTGAACAGTTATTTCTTGACCTGTAACACCAGTGTTAGCATCAGCTGTAACTGATAAAGTGCCTAATGACATAGGTAAAGGGAATGTTCCAACAATTCCACCTGTTGTAGCCTCTACTTCAATAGGAATATTAAATGTAGCTGGACTTAATGTTGCAAAAGGTGCTTCACCAAAAGCTGTTAATGTATCATGAGTAGGATTACTTGCATTTGCAGTTAAATCAAAACCTGTTACATCAACTTGTTGACCTATAGGTACTTCTGTAACAGTTCCTAAATTTGAAGATAAAGCTTGACCAGTTGGTTCTGCAATTACCAATGAAAAACCAATTAAATTTCCTTCTGTTGCAGTTAAATCTTGACCTGTTACACTAGCGTCTGCATTCGCCTGTGCAGTTGAATTTTCAATTTGAGAAGTTAAAGCTATTCCACTTGGGTAAGCAATTACATCCGAAGCTTCTGCACCAAAAGGTGTCTCTGAATATGCACTAACTCCTAGAGCCATAAATTAGGCTCCTTTTTTAAGTTCTTCTATTTCTTTTTTAAGTTCTTTTACAGATTCAATTAATACTGCACAAAGTCTTTCGTATCTAACTGCTTTAGATCCATCTTCTCTTGTTGCTACAAGTTCAGGTAAAACTGCCTCTACATCTTGTGCAATTACTCCAACTTCTTTTTCATCGACTAAATGTTTATTTTTTTCTAAAGCTTCTTTTGTCCAGTTGTAGTAAACACCATTTAATTTAGAAACTTTATCTAAAGAATTATCAATGTTTACAATATTTTGTTTTAAATTTTTATCAGAAGTATAAAAAGCTGTAACATCACCAGTTGCTGTGATAGCACCAGTTACTGCTAAAGTAGATCCATCAAATGTCATATTTGCTTCT